GAAGAACAACATAACGCGCCCCTCGTCGCACGAAACATCAGCAGGGCAGAACAGACAGGCGACCCCGATAAAACAGCACACAAACGCCGGGAGGAGGGGGAGGGAGTTACCCAGCACCCGGAGACAGACCTCCGAAAACCAGGGAGGAATCATGGCAGTAAAAGGTTATTTGAGTTCGGGAGCCTGCCCCCTCTTCCGCTCCAGAACGACCATCGTGTTGATGAAGTCCTTATGTTCTATCGCCCATATTATGAAGATCGCCAGGTCGTTATAGGACATCCGGACCCAGTCCTGCTTACCACGACCGTACTTGATTCCTGCCTTACCTTCATACTTCAGGCTCCCGTTCTCATAGACGTTATCCCCGAGTATGCAATACAGCCCACCGGGGAGAGCCAGACTTACCGTTCTATCATTCTTTGCTTCGTCGGTCATAGTGGACCTCCATCATCCAGTTGCAGCGGCGAGGATAAATCTCTTTCTAATTTCTCCCGCCACGTGATCCCCTGGAAATCATCATCATCCTTTCGGAAAAAATGCGTATCATACGCACGAGCCACATATCTACGGAAGAATACGAGCTCCGAAGAGTAAGCCAGTTTAGGATCTCTTCCTGCCATCGACGTTTCATCTAAAAACCCCAGCACCCGGAACCAGAGTGGGTGCGACATGAACGGGAGTTGAAACTTCCGCACAAAGAAGAAGACGTTGCACATCTCCCGGATAACGACGTCCACCCGCGCGGGATTCTGCGCGATAAGGACGATATCGACGTTGTTGTGACCGTTCGTCGCGAAGAATGTATGTTCGTCGGGAGAGAAATTTTTAAACGATCGGGAATTGTAATCTCGATACGCCTCGTCGATAACGATCAACGCATCGTGTATAGACTCGTGCACCAGGTCTGGCGACCAGACCAGGGAGGACCGCCCCTGATCATCAATCACGGGATAGTTCGTGAAGACGGTCTGCCCCTTCGCCAGCCGACCGAGCGCCCACCGAGTGCAGAAATAGGTCTTCCCCTCCCGGGGAGGAGCCCAGACGATATAGATCATAAGAGAGGTGAGGAAAAGGTGATACCGGGACGCACCCGGATCACACCTTCCGCCGGAAGAAGGACCGCACGATCCCAAATCCGGTGAGCGCGATTCCGATACCGACGACAAACACGATGGGCGGCGTCATAATGAGATCGCACATCTGAGTTGCCACATCAACGATCATGCTGAAGATCGGAGTTATGTTGGTTATAGCCGTAGTAACGTCTACCATATCTTACCTACCGTCCTGTTGAGGCCTTCACCATTATGGAAAGCAGCCGCAGCCCATACGTGAGAAGGACAAAAGAGAATATGACCGCACCGGTATATAGCACTATTGCTTCCACCGGAGACGTAGGGGTCCCCACAAGCGAATATAGAGTTTCTACAAGACTCGTCATACTAGATCCACCTTCATGATGATATACGCCAGGGTAATTAAGTTGATCACCACAAGAGCAGCCGTAGCCAGGATGAGGAAATCCATTCCAGCCACGACCACATACGCGGATGAGTAACCAGCTGTTCCATTAACCACCGAGTCATTGAAGACCAGGCTATCCGCCAACGTGAAATTATAGTCATTCATTCTTCGCACTCCTTAAGTTTGAGATAAACGCCAGGGTGATATACAGAAACTCCACCGCCACCAGGAGATGGAGAATACTCATCCCCTCCACCAGGTAGGTAGACTCCAGGAACGTGAAGACCGACCCGACCAGGGAGGCCAGCATATCGGTGATGGCCTCGAACCCCTCCAGGGTGAGGATGGTCACGCTCATAGCGACCACCCGAAGATGCTAACTCCCTTGAGCAGATAGTAGGCACGAATCGCCAAGTTGAGCGCCACCACCGAGCCCAGGAGGACCACCCAGGCCGACGGCAAAAACCCGCTGAACATCCCCACCACACCAGTGGAGAGGGTCGAACCGATATCGTAGAGCACCGTCAGGATGGCCACGAACGACCCGAGGATATCCGTAACCCAGTAATACCCCATATTCACCAGGAGCACCACCGGATAGAGCAGGAGATACACGCAGGCCACGATAGCAGAGACGATAGTCCCCGGGAGTGCTACGATCCCCTCATACAGCGCTTCCAGGGCAGCGAGCTCATTCTCGAACATTACAGACCACCCCGAAGGAGCAGGTACACCAGATCCAGCACCAGGTTATAGGTGACGAGGCCGATCACCAGATCCGGGAAGACCGCAAGCAGTTTTCCCACCGAGCCCAGGACCACCCCGGCGATATTGGTATAAGTGGTCACCGACACTGTAAGTTGATTCCCGACCCCCTCCAGCGCCTGGAGCANACTATCCGCCGGAGCCGTCACAAAGTCCAGGATCGGATGAACGATATCGTCCAGGCCAACCGCTATCGCATCCATTGTATCCAGGATCGGCGACGCCAGGCCACCGAGGATCGGCACGTCCAGAATCTGTGCCCGGAACACCGATGGGTCCAGGACCGGATGGATCACCGGGAAGTTCGGCAGGTCTGGCAGCGGAGGCCGGGGAAGGTCAGAGGTTTTCCGGACGAGTTCCACCGGGACGTTCAGATCAACAGTCTCGACCGTGACAGTACCCCCCATCGGCCAGTGGGACGAGGACGACGCGACCCACTTATGAGTGCTATTCATCGGAACCTGAAACCGNACGTATCCAGACGCCCCGGTATACTGTGCAGACCCATCCAGGTTNACCAGAGCAGACGAGACCGGCGACCCGGTATCTGCATCCGTGCAGGTAAAGCCAAGCCAGACGTTCCCCTCTTCCGGGGCTGCCGTAGTAGACCGGAGGTATACAGGTATCTCCCGACCACCCGCGGGCACGTTTATTGCCAGGATCTCCGGCACCTGCACATATCCCTCTTTCGTCACACGGAGCAAGTGCGGCTGGAGGATAGACGTTTCCGGCAGGT